TTCCTATGCTATTGATCCAAATTACGTTGAAAAACTGGTAAAAACTATGGGTATGTTATTAAAAAAATATCCCACTCTTTTTCATTTGACAGTTAATACATAATCTTATATAGTCCCATTAAATGAGGATGGTGCAACATTCTCCGAGTATGGCTGAACAACTGTCACAAAGTAGTAAGGCACACTTGATGATCGATATGAGGCGAATGCCTTGAAGTGTCAAAGGGTGGTACTGAAGTACTTGTTAACATTTAGGAAATGTTGATTTGTCGGGAAAAGGTTGGGGGTAGTCAAAGAACCCCCCTACTCACACTTAATAAAGGAGAAAGTATGATTTTAAAAAAAGACTATGAAGCCGTTTTTAAAGAAGGGTTTCGTTTAGGTGTACGTTTAACTAGAGCGAAAGCTTATATAGAAAATGCGCGTAGCGCTAAGATTCTTGGTGATGAGACCATGGAAAATTTATATAAAGGCTTTGCTAAAGATTGGAGTGAACTGTCCCGCAATGCAGGAAGAAAGTTTACACCGACCACGGCTCACGAACCACACCAACCTGCTTTTGATTTTGGTGACATCGAAATGCAAGAACATTTATCAAAGTTACCATTTAAGGAAACAGCATGAATATTTTAAAATTTAAATCGGTCGCCGTGCGAATGTCGACCTATAAATTATTAAAGAAGATAGCAGACGAGGACAATAGGTCCGCTGGTATGCAAATAACCCATTTAGTAGAAAAAGAAGCTAAAAAAAGAAAGATGAAAGCAGCATGATATTATCTAAATTAGAAAAATATAATACGGTATATACTACAAAAGATTTTAGTATTTTTGATAGAGTTATAGGAAATAGATTACCTACAACTGCTAGAGCAGAATCTAATATTAATCGTATTATGAAAAGTATTAAGGAAAAATATATTCCTCTACCTATTCTTGTTAATAAACACATGAAAGTGGTAGATGGTTTACATCGCCTTGAAGCACACAGACGATTAGAAAAACCTATTCGTTACATTATCACTAATGTTGACGTTGATGTAAAAGACATTCAACGCATTAATAATATATCAAATAATTGGAACACAGAAGATTATCTTAATTCAAATATGGATGTAGAAAAAACTAATTTTCCAAATACTTTTGATACAAAACCTTATCACATGTATTCTCTTTTTAAAGAGAAGTATAAATTCTCTCATCGAAATAATTTAATGATGTTATTGGATGTACCAAGTGTCCCTAAAGAATTAGAAGAAGAATTTAAACAAGGAAAATTTAAAATTCTTGATTGGATGGATGCGTGTGACACGGCTGAATATATAACTGGTTTTAAAAGTTATTTAGCCGACTATAAGAATAGAAATTTTGTGACTGCATTTTTGCAAGTTTTTAAACACTGGCGTTTCAGTAAAAGAACCTGGAATAAAAAATTAGCACAGAATTCTCGAAAGATAGTGCATTGTACAAATGCTGCTGATTATAGAGAAGTTATTCTTGAAGTATATAATTGGGGTCTTCAAGAAAGATCACGTCTTAAAGTAAAGGAGGCTGCATGAGTGTCCAAAGATTAGTTTGGGAAAGATTTACTGATCCTGTTAAAGGATTAGAAAAAATGAAACTTATTAAAGCCGAAGGTGTAGGATTTCCCAAAGATCCTGAAAGGGTTGATAATATTGATCAAAGAGCAGAGCATTTTAAAAAATATGAACCAGGGACCATTATTGGTATCTACGATTTTTTAAGTGATCCTGATTACTATACGAAAATGTATAGCATTGTTCATAAAACAGAAGATTATGTTACCAATGTCTAATTGCTTTTGTTGTAAAAAAGAGACACCTCATCTTCATGAGATGGATCATTATCCGGAGAAGAAGTTATGCTCTACTTGTTATATTAATGACAAGGAAGAGCAGCTTCGATGGAATAACCAAGAAACAGAGGAGTAAGAATGTTTGATTTATGGCATATTACGGCTATCATATTTGTTTTTGCACTAGGATTCTTTTTTGGAAGATTGTCCATGCGAGCTAGATATGATGCAAAAGTAGAAGAGTTAGAAAATAAAAAGGAGAGCATAGAATGCCCCGCAAGACTTCAGTAAAGGACCGATTAATCCGTGAATATAAACTTGTGGCAGCGAAAGCGCTCCGCGAACCACGGACCAATAAAGAAATGCTTGACCGTATTAAATGGGAAAGATTAAAGAAAATATTAGGGAGGAGATATGACATCATTGATATGTCCCAATTGTAAAGGAAATGGTTTTAATAAGCTGCGTTTTGAAGCTGAAGAATCCATTGAACAATGTAAAATATGTAATTCATCAGGTGAATTAGATGAAAATAAACATTACCGACAAAGTTGGGACGGAGAATCTTTTAACGGAATAAAGTCTAGAAATGTATATTTTGGACCACCTTTAGATCCTGAATCATTTCCTAATTACAAGATTCACGGAGATTAATTTACATTACCAACGCCAGGTTGGACGTTTATTCTAATGTTGGTTTGCTTTCTGTGAAAGAATAGGCTATAATTTGCCCGTTCACTTTGACAGCCCCTGTGCAGGCAAAGCTCTGATGGGGGCCGTCTATAAAATGAGCGACCAGGAGATATTAAGGAGAGTATTGTGTTAGAAGCGGCAAAAAAAAGGTTAAAAAGGCTTGCAATGCGAGAAGCCATGAAAAAATTAAAAGGAAAAGATCCTAAAAGTGGGATGCTTAAAAAGCTAAAAACTAAAAAATATAAATTAGGCGGTGAAGCAGCGACAAGTGTTGGAAGAGCTACGGTTCGTAAAAGTCAAATAGAGGCACGAAGAAAACAAGTCGATGATTCCATTAATAGAGTGTATTCAAAAGTGGCTGGATCAAAGAAAATAGGTAAAATTAAACCAAAAGAAAAAGCCAAAGAATCCAATAGAATTAAGCCTAAAAAGAAACCAAAGAAACCTAGTGCAGTAGGAGTTCCTGGAGTACTTAAAAAATTTTCAGGAGCATTTAAAAAGAAAAAATGAGCGATCAAGAGATATTAAAGCAACGCGATTTATTAGACACGCTCCTCGCCTCACGGACCAATCAATATGACAGAATTCAATCCATGGAGGTCATGGATTCTATTTATTTTAGAAAAAAATTACCCGATAATGTAATATTATTTCCATTACAAAGGATAAAAAGGTATGTACACAAAACTACCAGAAAGCCCTATAAGAAAAATCCATAAGTGTCTCCATTGTGGAGATGTAAGTGTTAGATTTTACGACCCAACCCAAGATAGAGCTTACACAGCCGAGGAGTGGGAAAAAATAGTTATAGACGGGAATGAAGCCTTGTATCGAATTCTTCAAAGTGTTAGAGAAAACCCAGTTTTCTTTGCTCATGAGTAAATATACCTATACCAATAACTACATTAAAGAATATCAAAATTTTGTTCCAAAGGAACTAGCACAAAAAATTATTTACCAAAAAGATTTAGAATTTAACCAGGCAACCACGGGTGGTGGTAAGTTAAATCCCCATCGTCATTGTTTAATCAAAGCCCTTGATCCCCAGTTTAATAAAGAAGTTGCTGATCTTTTTATGAAAGCTTTTAAAAATTATATTAAAGAGTTTCGTTTTTTTAATTCCATTAGAGGAGATACGACTGGGTGGGACCATGTTTTGTATATGGGGGATAAAGCACAGGAGTACAAAGAGCATGTTGATATGTCGACTGACCGCGAACCACGGCTCTTGACATGTTCATTAATTCTTAATGATGACTATGATGGAGGTGATTTTACTTTTTTTGAAGACGAATACAAAATCCCTAAAAAAGCATGTAGTGCCATTGTATTCCCTAGTAATTTTTGTTTTCCACACGCAATAACTCCAGTTTCTAACGGAGACAGGCATGTTATCATTACTTGGGTTAGATAATCTATAAATAGACATCTCTATAGATGTATTCTCCAAGATAAAAATATTTTTTATTTCTCAAACTACAGGTAACCTAGGTAACCAAGTAACTTCCCTTGTATTTCCTAGCTTTTTAGGTTACCTCAAGGTTACTTCTATCTTTTTACAAGTAACCTTTTTATATTTACAAACATAACTCGCATTGCATTAAATCATTAAATATTGTATATTTTCTGGGAAGAAACATCTATTGAATGGGTGCATTATGGAAGAAAACAAAGAAAAACAAGAAGTTATAATACCAGAGGCGTTGTCAGACGCACTCTTTCACCACAAAATAACAGGAAAACAACGTAAGTTTATTTTATTATTGGTTCATAGTGAAGGTTTGCATACGGCTACCCATTGCGCATTGCAAGCTGGGTACGCAAAAGATTCAGCAGTTGTAAGAGCATCAGAGCTCCAGAACCCTGAAAAATATCCGCTGGTTGCAAAAGCAATTGAATCGGAAAGGCGAGCTATTGTTGAAAGATATAAGTGTACACAAGAAAGGTCCTTATCTACATTGGCTAGAATTAGAGATAAGGCGTCTGAGTCAGGAAACTGGAATGCCGCCGTAGCTGCAGAGACCAGGCGTGGACAGATTGCTGGGTTGTACGTTGATAAGAAAGAGATCTTAACTGGCACGATAGATTCGATGTCGAGAGATGAGGTAGAGAAGAAGCTGCAGGACTTGAAGGAACAGTACAGTATTGAAACTACGTTTGAGGAAGTAAAAGAATTAGAAAATAAATCTTGACTATAAGATTAGATGGGACTATAGAGAATATAAGACTGGTTTCTGATAATGAAAACTCTTAAATGAGACTACAGGCTACCAGATGTAAAAATGTACCTGTCCCAATGAATTAACATTGTGGGTATAAAATATGCCAGTCTTTAAGGTTTGAGTAATACCAAAGGCGATGATCTTTTGATCCTAGAGTTCCTAAATTACTCACTAAAAAGAGGAGAAAGTATGATATTAGTAAGACCAGATAGATTTAATTATGTTAAACTACCTATGACTCCTGCGTTGTTTTGGCGTAGAGTGGAAAACCTACGAAGAGCAATGCTTATGGCTGAAGATTTAGAGTTTAGATTAATATATTATTATCAAATGTTGGAATTAATGAAGGAGGCACCATGATTAAAATTATTGTTATAATGATTTTGCTGTTTATGGCTATTCACTGGAAGTTAACACTTCTCACTATGGTTTGGTTTTATTACTTTGGTGGTTAAACCAGAATCAAAACTATGGAAAATAGTTAAGGAAAATCTTTCTGATATTCATTGGACAAGAATAGAAAATAGAGTTGGACAAGGTATACCAGATTGTTATGGAATCAAGGATGGCATATCGATTTGGGTGGAACTAAAAGTAATTCACAGTAAGAAGATTAAATTATCCCCTTTTCAAAAATCATGGAATTATAACCATAGTTTACAAGGAGGTAGAAATTTTATTATAGCCACGACCCTCCCTTACACATTACTGTATATCTTTTCGGGTTTAGTGGCTCCTTCCATTGACTCCATTGCCCATTGCCCTCGTCCCTTCTGGGTAGTAGACATAAGCACTGGGACTGAGCCCTGCAGCTGGAAGCAGGTGGAAGAGATCCTTCTCCATTCTCCATTACCGAAGCCGGAATCCCCACGACAGTAGTTACCAGGAGCTGGTCCGGCATCCCAGGCAGCTTACCCTTTCTCCATCTCCATCTCCATCGGCGGAAATCAGCCATATTACCAGTCATAATAGATCCTGGCACTGAGTCCGGAACCAGGATGGCATCACCGTTATCTCCATCTCCATTGTCCATCGCCAGAAACCTAGCGTAAGTATAGTAGTAACTACCAGCTTCCCCCACAGGTGATGCAGCTGACTGTGCATGGCGTACGCATTTCCATTCGCAGAAACCAAGGGTTTTCGAGGCATAGTAGTTACCAGGAGCTGCACCACGGGCGTGGCAGGAAGCTGAGATGATAGATGGATCTCCATTCCATTGCCCAAGTTCCGCGGGTCGTGGTACTATAGTAAGAAACTTTGGACCGGTTACCTGCGTAGGAGCTGCTGTGAAAAAAAGTTCACTTACTGCTTGACTATCTAATAAAGT